TGCCGAAGCAAAGAAGAATAACTGTGAGACTTGTATATTCTTAGGTGATTGGCATCATAATCGAAATTCAATCAACCTAATAACACTTGATACCAGTATGCGATGCTTAGAAAAACTAGGTGCCGCATTTGAACAGTTCTTTTGGTTTCCTGGAAACCACGATTTGTTTTATAAAGATAAACGTGATATCCACAGTTCATCGTTTGGAAGACATATTCCAGGTGTCACTGTAGTTGAAACAGTAACCACTATCGGAGACGTAACATTAGTTCCTTGGTTAGTCGGTGATGAATGGAAGACCATAGGCAATGTAAAAAGCAAATATATGTTTGGTCACTTTGAATTGCCATTGTTTTACATGAACGCAATGGTACAAATGCCAGACAACGGCGAGTTACAGGCTGTTCACTTCAAACATCAAGACTATGTATTCAGTGGGCACTTCCATAAACGACAACAACGTGATAAGATTGTTTATATTGGAAACGCTTTCCCTCATAACTTTGCTGATACATGGGATGATGATCGAGGCATGATGATTCTAGAATGGGGAGGCAAGCCAGAATTTACGGCTTGGCCAGACGCTCCTAAGTTCCGTACAGTTAAATTAAGTCAACTAATTGACCAAAAAGACTCTATTATGAAGAGTAAGATGTATCTCAAAGTTAATCTTGATATTGATATTACTTTTGAAGAAGCAAACTATATTAAAGAAACGTTTGTTACTGAGTACGACATACGAGAAGTCAGTCTAATACAAGAAAAAACTAACCTAGATGGTTTAGTCGATGACGCATTAGAAACAAAATTTGAAAGTGTTGATCAGATTGTTACCGAACAATTAGTCAACATTGATTCAGAACAGTTTGATAAAACCCTTTTACTTGATATCTACAATAACCTGAATGTTTAACATAAAATCAATAACAGTAAAAAACTTCATGAGTGTGGGTCAACAGACCCAAGCAGTGGACTTTGACAAAGAGCATTTAACACTAGTACTCGGAGAGAACCTAGACTTGGGCGGAGATGACTCTGGCTCACGTAATGGTACAGGTAAGACTACTATTGTTAATGCTTTAAGTTATGGACTTTACGGCCAAGCACTAACAAATATTAAAAGAGAAAACTTAATCAACAAAACAAATAGCAAAGCCATGTTGGTTACAATTGAATTTGATGTAAATGGTGTTAAGTATCGCATAGAACGCGGTCGTAAACCCAATGTACTCAAGTTATTTGTCAACGATGAAGAGCAAAAGGCCAAAGACGAAGATGACAGTCAAGGTGATTCTCGAGAAACACAAAAGGCTGTTGAACACTTACTAGGTATGAGTCATACTATGTTTAAGCATTTGGTTGCGTTAAACACTTATACAGAGCCGTTCTTAAGCATGAAGGCAAATGATCAGCGTGAAGTTATCGAACAACTATTAGGTATTACACTACTAAGTGAAAAATCTGAACTGCTTAAAGGTCAAATTAAAATAGTTAAGGACAGTATTCAATCAGAAACTTTTAAAATTGAAGGTATTAAAACTGCCAACGACAATGTTCAAAAGAGTATTGATCAACTTCAACTAAAAAGTAACGTATGGGACAATAAAAATCAACAAGAGATTGAAAGTCTAGGCAATGCCATTGTTAATTTAGAATCTGTTGACATTGAAAAAGAACTTACTTTACATAAAGCAGTACAAACTTGGGTAGATAACACAAGTAAACTAAAAGATCTTAACAAACAAAAGGCTACATTAGAGTCTGCAAAAATACAAGCAGATAAAACTGTAAACAAATACAAGAAAGATATCGATACGCTTGATAGTAAAACTTGTCCTAGTTGTGAACAAGAGTTACATGATCATAAACATGAAGAAATGTTAACTAAATCACAAAAAGATTTAGAAGAAAGTATGTTGTACTTAAACAAAGTTACATCAGATCTTAAATCTATTGTTAAATCTATTAATAATATCGGCGAACTAGGACGTCGACCAGAAACATTTTACGAAACTGAAGCCGAAGCGTTAGGACATAAAAATAATTTGTCCAGTCTTGAAAGAACACTAAGGCAAAAAATTGAAGAAGTAAATCCTTATCAAGAACAAATTACTGAATTGCAAAATACTGCTCTTCAAGAAGTTGATTGGAACACAGTTAATGAATTAACCAAGATGAAAGATCATCAAGAGTTTTTATTGAAACTGTTAACAAGCAAAGATTCTTTTATCCGTAAAAAGATTATTGATCAAAATTTAACATACCTTAACAAACGTTTGGGTTATTACATCGATAAGATGGGACTCCCGCATAAAGTTGTATTCCTGAACGACCTGAATGTCGAAATAACACAATTAGGGCAAGATCTAGACTTTGACAATCTAAGTAGGGGAGAACGAAATCGACTAATATTAAGTTTGTCTTGGGCATTTAGAGATGTTTGGGAAAATTTATACAAGCATATTAATTTATTATTCATCGACGAACTGATCGATGCTGGTATGGATTCCGCAGGTGTTGAAGCAGGACTTGCTGTACTTAAAAAGATGGCACGTGAACGCAACAAAAATATTTACTTGATTAGTCACAAGGACGAATTAATCGGACGTGTGAACAACGTACTCAAAGTTATTAAAGAAAACGGATTTACCAGTTATTCAAATTCAGTCGACTATGTTGAGAAATGAGACTAAACAAGTATAGAGAATACCATAGTAATTTTATGGCGTTATTGTTAGAACTACATAACGCCCATTTAGAGTATGAGCGGAGACAAAACCGAGTTACTACTTTAAGATTACGAAGAGTATTAAAAAAAATAAGGGACATTTCTCCCGAATGGATGAGAGAAGTTCAGCGTATTCAAAATCAAATTAATGAAGAGACTAAAGAGAACTTTCATAACCTACAAAAATTAAGAAAAGGAAATAAAGATGAGTGATACAATTCAAGCAATCAAAGACGCAGTTGCCGCATGGGAAGCAGAAGATACAAAATTCGAAAAAGGTAACAGCGCCGCTGGTACACGCTCACGCAAGGCTCTAGCAGAATTGGGCAAACTAATCAAAGTTCGCCGCAATGAAATTACAGAAACTAAAAATGCCCGCAAAGAGGTAAAGGCTACAAAGTAATGTTCTATCTAAGAGAAGAAGGCCAGGCGTTACATAACGGATTTAACTTTTACAGGTTATCTGATAAAAGTAGTTCTGGTTTTATTTTTAGATTAGGAACAAAATCTTTTATGCTCAGGTATTCAAAAATAAAAAATACCTGGTTCATTGGATGACTTGGACTTATCAAGGCAATTTAGTTGAAGAACTCCCCGAAGACTGTGTTGGATTTGTATATCTAATTACAAATACAGTCTCGGGTAGGATGTATATTGGCAAAAAATTAGCAAAATTTAGTAAAACGACCTACAAGACTGTAAAGTTAAAGAACGGCACAAAGAAGAAAAAGAAGATTAGGAGTAAGATTGACTCCGACTGGCAAGAATATTATGGCTCAAGTCCAAATCTAACAGCAGATATAGACACACTAGGCAAAGACAAATTCACACGAGAAATTCTCTACTATTGTAAAAGTAAAGCAGAAACATCGTACATTGAGGCCCGCGAACAATTCGACCGCAAAGTATTAGAATCAGACAATTATTATAACGGACATATCCAAGTCCGTGTCCATGGCTCACATATATTAAAAAAATAAGATCATGACTAAACTTAAATGGGACAGAGAACCCGTAAGAAGTTCATTGAATTCTGAATATTGGACAAATCCAAAAGAAGGATTCGATAAAGGTTGGCATGATCGGCAGGCACAGAAGAACGAAAGAAAACAAAGATTATTGAATAAGGAAATACAATTAGGTGTTCATGAGGATCATGATTTAAACATTATTAAAATGGAATCAGGACCACATGCCAGCAAATTAGTCTGTATGACTTGTAATAATAAATTCATTCGTTGGCTTCCCAAAGGCATATTTTAATCTAACACTTAAGGTTGGCGGGCCAGTTTGTAATACCGCTGTGGAAAAACCGGGGAATAAACCGGACACGTAACATATTGAGACACTCCCCTAGGTAGATCCTAGTATCCTGAAAAATCGGAAGTGAGTCTGAGGGTTCGAACCATACGCCCAACGTATCGATATAGTATGAATTGTTAGCATACGAAAACACCGGCTATAAACATCTAAACACTAGGAACGAGGTTTAGAACGCAATTAGCGAGTCGTGGTAGGAAGGAAAAGCACAGAGTCCTTTAGCATACGGTGTATAAAATACCTACTTCCACAAGTCTTGGCTGAGATAACTCACATAAAGAGGACCGGAACCGCTCAAAACGGTTCCGTCTGACTAAACAATCTACATAAAGTTTAACAATTCGTGTTTATAGTTCATCATTTAACACTTTCAGATAAAAGAAAAATGCTCTGAGCGTAAGCGAAAGAGCAAACGAACTGCGTTCGTTTATAAATAACTGATACATTTTCCAATTAGGAGTTAATAATGAGAATTGCTGAAGTCCTTGTAGAATCAAGTGAATTAGATGAAGGTCCTGTTTGGGACAAAGTTAAAGGTGCTGCAGGAGCAGTTGGTAAAGGCATTGGTGCTGTAGGTCAAGGAATTGGCGCAATCGCATCAGTACCACAAGGGCTTGGACGAGCAATTAAAAAGGGATACAATGCGGGTGTAGATACTATCGGTGGTCCATCTTCTGGAAATCAACAGCAAGCACCGCAAGGTGGACAACAACCGGGTGCTGTTGGATCATTCATGAATGGTCTAAGAGGTAACAAAGGTAATCAAGCAGGTGGACAGCAACAGCAAAACCCACAACAATTACAGCAACTAATTCAGCAAAAGACTCAAGAATTAAATCAATTAAAGGCTCAACTAAAGCAATCTGGTAAACAAGCAGGTGGCCAACAACCTAACAATCAGCAGGCAAATGTTGGCCAACAACCTAACAATCAGCAGGCAAATGTTGGCCAACAACCTAACAATCAGCAGGCAAATGTTGGCCAACAACAGAAAGCACCACAGGACAATGGACCAGGAATTGGAGCCAAAGTTGGTAACGCAGTTGGAACAGCCGCAGGAAATGTAGTAGGACACGCTGGAAACTTTATTGATGCTACAAAACAAAGTTACAATAACACCAAGAACGCTATACGTTCTAAAATGAATCCTCCTAACGCACAGGGTCAAATGCCTACTCCTACGGTAGTTGATGGTGGAAAATCAGACAAGTTTGCTAATCGTAAAGCCGCTTTGGCAAAATCTAAAGCAGATCGCGAAGCAGGTAAGGGCATAACTGGCGCTATCAAAACAGGAACCCTAGGCGAAGAATTCCAATTTGAAAGTAAATTCTTAGGAATAATGATTTAAAAGAAAGGCAATCCGCTTTCTTTTGTAGTTTCTAGATTTTCTTTAATAAGGTCGTTTATCATAGCACGACTTTCGTAGTCCAATGCCCACGCTTCAGCAATGGTAACTCCCCCTCGCATATACCAACAGAGCCTAAATAGGCTTCTTTTAAGATCGGAGGCTTCGTCGTCTAGACTTTTAAGATAGTCAGCGATCTCTTCGTCAGACAGAATTAAGAGGCGCTGGCGAAAAAATTTGCGTTATCGAACCCAATTGGAACTTCATACGTAGCAGGAGCACCTGCTTCGATCTGCTCAGGAGTTGAGTTAACTACCATAGGAGCAAGTCCGTTCTGTGTTTTAAGATCGTTCAACCGTTGTTGTATTGCGTTAAACACATCTTTATCGGCATTTTGTACAAATTCGTGTATGAATTTTGGATCTTCAACTACCATTTCTGGCGTTTTAATTGCGTAGATACTGTCCGCGATCAGTGCTACAGTAATATCTGTCATATTGTTAAAACTCTTATTAAAGAGCCTTAATTTTTCTTCATCTTCGATTTTATCATCATTGATAACAGTCATTATCTTTTGTGCTTCGAATGTTTTAAGACTTGTTTTAGTCATGTGTTCGTATGTCAAAGGACGTACATAACATGTAATTTGGTCGTTAATAACAACTTCTTCGCTCCATGCTGTTCTGCTATAGATCTGATCCATACAGGTTGTAAGATTAACCACGTGGTCTACTTGTATAGAAGTATTAGGAACCATGTGTGTAATTTCCATGTCTGATCCGTATGTAGCAATACGAATAGCAATTAAGATAACATCTAGGTCGATTGTAGGAATCTTCCAAGCGTTCTTAATATTAGGAATACAACTTTGAATAACTTCCACAACACCTTGCCCGTTCATAAGAGCATCAGGAGTTTTAAAAGTTAACTCATCTTTAGCAGTCATTGAGTAGACTGGCAGTTCTTTATTTTCAGGAATAGTAATTGTACCTGGATCCCAGAATGCTCCACCGCTGGGCAATTTAATATAAATTTTTGGTTGACGCATATATTGCATCAACGGGTTCTGTTTTAACGGTGCCTTAAAATTGGCCATTCTTTTTCTCCAATAAATAAACTATGTCTAAGTATCTTTATTTATATTAGCATATAACCAGGGTTTTTACATATGAACGGCGCATCCGAAGCCACGTTATCAGAACTGCTAGCCAGTAATCAAGAGCAAACTGCTGTCCTACGACAACTAGCGGCTAAACTATCTTCAGGTAGTGGGGGCGGCGGAGCAGGTGCTGGGGGCGGCGGAGCAGGAAGTCAACCTCCTAATAGAGAAATGGGCATATTTGGTAAATCTATCAATGCCGTTTCTGGAGCATTAGGCAGTACCTTACATGGAGCAATTGGTCTAGCATCAACAGCGTTTAGTGCTATATCAGCAACTGGTAAAGGTGTATGGGAAGCACAAAAACAATTATCACAAACTGCTATTGATGGTAGCGGTAAGTTATCTTCATTTGCTGATTCTCTAAGTCAACTACCTGGTATCTTGGGAATGATTGCCCAAGCAGAAAGTTTTCAGTTAAAAAAATTAGAAGCAAATTTACATACCTATCAACAGATTACAGATGCCGGTGCGGCATTTGGTGGAAGCCTAACTGAAGTTAGAAAAGCGGCAATGGGTACCGGTCTAAGCATGAGTGAGTTTGCAGCCAGCATGAAAGAAAATGGTCCGGCACTAATCAAATTGGGTATGAGCGCAGATGACGGAGCCAAAAAATTAGTCAAGTTTAATACAGACTTGATCAAAGGTGAAGTTGGTCAAGGCTTGTTAGGTCTAGGTTACAGTCTAACTGAAGTAAATGGTTTGTTAGGATCTTACGCAACTGTAGTCGGAGGACTTAGTGCTGATCAACTGCGAGATCAGAAACGCATGGAACAATCGGTTGCGGCCTTTGCTACTGAAATGGACATGTCGGCTCAACTTGAAGGTAAGAGTAGAAAACAAAAAGAAGACGAAATGAAACGTGCTAGTGCTAATGCGGCAGTTCAGGCCAAGTTAGCAACCATGACACAAGATCAAAAAGACAAATATGAAAAGGCATTGTCTAATGCCTTACGTACAGGCGGTCAAGGTGCAGCCGATGCTCTTAATTCTACGTTATTAGGGTTGCCTCCTATGACCAAAGAAGCACAAACATTTGCGGCTATGATGCCAGAAGCCAATGCAGCAGTTCAAGATAACGCGGCCATTGTTAAAGACAACAGCACCTACAAAGAATCTGAAAACAAAATTGTTCAAAATGGTATTAAAGGTCAGATAGCGGCTAAAAACGCTATAGATGATCTAGGAGAAACCACTGCGGCGGCTATCTCTATGGGAGACAAGGCTAATGCTGTACAAGGAGTTGTTAACAACGGACTTCAAACTAAAGCACAGTTAGATCGACAAGGTATTAAAACTGAAGCAGACGCACAAAAACAACAAGAAGCAATTACAGCAGAGCAAGAAAAGCGTAAGAAGAGCGAAGCAGGTAAAGCGGCTCAAGCAGAAGCAAGAGCAAAATATCAAGCAGGCTTAATGGATAGACTTAATGCTGCACTGGCAAAACTATTCCCTGTTGTTGTAAAAATTGTTGAAGTGTTTACAAAGTTTTTTGAAATTGGTCTAGACTTTGGTACAAAACTTTTAGATCAAACTATTATTCCTGCCTTTGAAACATTGTTTGGCGGTATCAGAGTCGATGATATTATAAAACCATTTAAAGATTTTTTTGGTGGCATTGCCGACGCTTTTGGCGGAAGCGGTGGAATAAGTTTTAAATCTCTTAAAGACAATATTGTGGGCTTCTTTAAACCTATATTAGAGTTTGTTCACGATCTAATGGGTGCTATGGACTTTAAAGGTATAGGCAAGTCATTCGGCG